CGGCAACTGGGGGAACTGGTACAGCGCGTTGAAACATCTTGAGAGATACTGCCGTCCCGGCATGACTTTCAGGGATGTCACACCCGAATTTGTGCAAGGCTTCAAAGATTACCTTGACAAGACCGCACGAGTGCGCGACAAACGTAAGATAGCGGAAACAACCGAAGACCGCAAGCCGCTCTCAAACGCCAGCAAGGTGTCGTATTTCAACAAGCTGCGGGCTTGCATCAACCAGGCATTTGAAGACCGCATCATCCCCCACAATCCGCTGCGAGGCATTGAGGGCTTCAAGCTGGAGGAGAAGGAGCGCGTGTATCTCACCCTTGAGGAAGTCAAAGCCATGGCGGCAACGGAGTGCAAATATCCTGTGCTACGCAACGCCTTCCTCTTCTCCTGTCTGACAGGACTGCGCAAGAGCGACATAGAGAAAATGACATGGTCGGAGGTCAGACAGCAGGGAGAGTTCACGCGCATCGTGTTCAAACAGAAAAAGACAGGCGGACAGGAATATATCGACATCAATCCGCAAGCAGTAGCATTCATGGGAGAGCGCAGGGCTCCCGATGCCCACGTGTTCCCCAACTTCTCCTATTCGTCATACTACCTGATGGAGCTGAAGCGGTGGGCTGTCCGAGCAGGCATAACCAAAGATATAACCTTCCACAGCGGACGGCATACCTTCGCCGTGCTGATGCTTGACCTCGGTGCCGACATCTACACGGTCAGCAAGCTGCTCGGACACCGCGAGATCCGCACCACGCAGATCTACGCCAAAGTGATGGACAAGAAGAAGCAGGAGGCAGCGATGCTGATACCTCCGATACTCCCACTTGAAGGCCAAACAAAGGATTGAAGCAAACGGAATACGACAACGGAGGTCAGCGTCTGGCCTCCGTTTTATTTTCGTAGAATTCTCCGCGCCCTGTCAGCAGCCAATCGGGCGACACTCCGAAGTCACGCACAAGATACCATAGCCACGCCACCTGAAAGATGTCTCGTTCAGGCTCTTTCTCAAGTGTATTGAGATTCCAACGGTTTATACCGTATTCACGGGTAAACGTCTGCTTACCCCGTATTTTACGGTCAGTCTTCAGACGGTAGAGGGCTTCAAAGAATCGGCGGACTATTATCTGGCTTTCGGGAGTCTGCATTATACTTCTGAATTTTTGGGGTTATGAGATGGAGCTTTGTTGAGTTCCTCCTCCAGACACAGCAAATCTTCGGGCGATAAATCATAAAGACGGCTGGCTACCTCAAGCAGACCGTGCACACGACATAGGATGGCATCACGCATCGCGGCAAGTTTCTCGTCAGCAAGCATGCTGCCCTCCCCGGTAAGAAGCCAGCGTGCGTTTATTTCAGGCAGCTTCTCCACGATAGCCAGCACAGGCTGAAGCCCGAAGTTCTCGCCATGCACGAGTTTGCCGAGATATTGCGGACTCCACCCCATCAGGGCGGCAAAAGCATTCTGCCGCCCCCGGGTCTTATATCGTATTATAGCCAAAAGCCTCTCGTTCATCATGCAAAGCCGTGTTTTGCCGCGTGTCCGCTCGTTTCACTCCCGGTGACACATGTACACACCTGAAGTCCAAAGCGCAGCGTGTGGCAAAATTTGGGTGAAATAACTATTATCACGCCAAAGCCTATTTCACATCATAGCGTGAGATAGTGGCTCGCAATTCTTCTGAGAATTTGTAGATGTCATCAAGGCTTTGGATTTCATGCTTTGACATCTCCTTCTTTTCATTGAACAGGGCGATGTATTTAACCGATTTGGCATTGAAATAAAACCGACAGATAGTCTTACGATTACTATCGTCGAGAAGAATAGCGAAATAAGTCTGGGCATCCCTATACGCGATACGGCTTACGTCAACAACCGAACAGAGAATAGCTTTAACGATAAGATAGGCATCAATCTCGTCCTGAGTTGTGACAATACTGCCATCCTCACTTTTATAGACCACACCATCAGGCAGAGATTCAACATCCTCTACTTTGGAGACATCCTCATCAATAGCAGGTTGCACCTCGGCAGCTTCTTTTGGCTGGGTCTTCATAGCAAGACCCAAGCGATCCGAAATCATTTCATTGACCAAGCCCGCAATAGCACTTTTTATAAGGGGAGTAAATTGGTCGATGACCTTTTGATTGACCTGACCATCATAGATGTGCTTGGTTATGTAGCGCACAAAGTCAGGAGACGGTGAGCTAAACTCCCGAGCTAAAACCGAGCGGAGCTGGGTAGTATATTTCAGTTCTTGCGCTGTGCCCAAAATATTCTCAAGATCATAGTAGGACTTGTGGAATTTTTTCAACTGCTCCACATCGGCATCAGAAAAGTTCAGAAGATCCACCACCAGGAATGGCTTTTCATCCATGAGATTTGGTTTATCAAGATCGGTATAGAAACGATACTCTATACCGTTAGTCAATACACCAAAACGCGCATTTGTTGCGACAAAATAACGCCGTAACTGCGTATCGTGGAGGGAGAGATTCTGAGCGCAATGTTTGCACTCAATAAGGATTGTCGTCTCATCGCCATTTTTTATAGCATAGTCAATTTTTTCTCCTTTTTTCTTGTTGAGATCACAATCCACTTCAGGAACTACCTCAAAGGGATTGAACACATCATAACCAAGCGCGGCTATAAAAGGCATGATAAAAGCATTCTTGGTTGCCTCCTCTGTGGCAATAGAATCCTTCTGCTTGGCGATGCGTTCAGCAAGCTGAGCAATAGAGTCTTTAAAATCCATGGTCTTATTAAATTTAAATGACTGGGCTTAAGATATTTTTTGCGAGACGATGCGCACTGCTTCAAAAATGCAACGTATCTCGCCGAGGGCTACTTTCTTTTTTTCGGGATATTCGGGATTATCGGACGATAGTAAAATATAGCTGGGAGTGTCCAGCAGATGGTTCTTGGAGATGCGTTTCAAAGCTGCGTAATCCTCCATATCATGATTCCAAACCACGACTGCCACACAATCCTTTAAGGAATGCCATTGAGTAGGTTTTATCTCTTGGCATAGCACGATAGAGCCTGATTGGATCTGCGGAGACATTGAATCGCCGTGGATTTTAAACAAGCAGCTATTTTCGTCTATCTTTTCCCCAGCAGCAGGTATTACATTGAGCATTGTAGCATCATCTGAAAGAAGTGTCTGAAAGATAAAACATGCAGTGGGATTTACCTCATAGAATCGTACTGGTACAGATTCATCTTCAATAGCCTTTTTGGGAGCACCAAGCTGGGTAACATTACCCATATAGTCATGATTAAGCATTTCGCCTTCACCTGTAAGAAGCCAATTCGTATTCAAATCTGGATATGATTCTGCGATAGATTTTAGCTTATCAGGCTGAATGGACTTACGCATAGATGTGACATAGGCACTGGAAACCCCTATAGTACGTCCAAACTCAGCTTTAGAGATGCTTTTAAACTCTAAAAAGCTGATTAACCGAGACTTAACGCTATCAGAATCCGACATATTGAGTGTTAATAAAGTTTAATGCTTTTAATTTTATTGCTAAATGCTTTGGATAATTCAAAGCATTGCTTTACATTTGCATCGTAATCAATAACGAACGCAAACAAAGATACAAAACAAGAAACAAAATCGGAAATTAAACTGAAAAGAATATGAACGAGACAATAACAATCAGCCTCCGCACAATCGCCGAAGCCATGGCAACGAGCTATAAGTGCAATCTCAAAGAAGACCATCCCATAGCATGCGCCGCATACAAGGCCATCATGTCCGAAGAGGACTACAATGCAGCCGTTGCGATGGCAAAAGAAATAATCAAAGGCGATGCCATCAAGTCCGCAACCGAATAAACGAACACAGACATGCAGCAGATAGAGTTTGAGAACCTGACAGGCATGACGGTAGCCCCGATGGAGTATGACCGCATCGAGGAGATATACCTCAATACAGGAAGCATGGATAAAGAGGCTTTCTGCATGGACTACGCCAAAGGCAGAGGTCACAAAATCATGGAAGCACTCAGCCACGAGGTGACCGACCAGCGCGACAACGTGCGCCGTCTTGAAAACGAGCGTAGAGAGAAGGTCAACGAGATGGTCGACTTCCTGATCGCGATGCACTGGCAGACCAAGCATGAGCCGCTACGCAAACAGGCGGTGGAGATGGTCGGCAGGAAACAGTACATACTACACAAATGCCACATGGCTCTGCCGCTGGACGATCTGGAGCAAGCGTGGGTGATAGGGCTGCTTGAAAAGACTGAATGAGGAAATCATAGCATATTTAGATGTTTAGAGAGGTCAAAGGCCGCGAGGCTGCACCG